GACGAAGGAGACGAAACATGAGCAAACGTGTCGTATCTAAAGCAAACACGCTCACCCGATGCGGGCACGGCCGACTCCGAACCGACTGCGGATTCTGCGCCCGTGACGACGAGATCGGACGGCTACGGACTGAACTGGAACGGACCCGGCAAGCATGGGTCAACGGCGACGACCCGATGTGTGAGGATGTGTGCCAAGTCACTTGCAAACATGCCTGTGGTGTAGACTGTTTCAATGCGTAAACTCATAGCGATACTCGCACTGGCGTTCACCGCGTCAGCCTGTTCACCCGTGCAAGTTGCGTATTGGTACGGCTTGCACACCATTCCGCTGCCAGCCGAGCTACCAACCGTGGCGACACCCACTGGTTGGGTTGACCTCGGCCACGGCATTTGGGGTCCCGCCATCCTCGTCGAGATCAGACGTTGCGAATCCGGTGGCAACTACACGGTGAAGAACAAGACATCATCGGCTCGTGGCGCGTACCAATTCCTCACGTCGTCGTGGGAATGGTACGGCCACGCTGAACGGTACCACGCTGCGGTCGCGTCGGACGCACTACCGTGGCAACAAGATGAAGCTGCGGTGTTCACTTGGCAACGCTCTGGCACCCGTCCATGGGCAGCATCACAACATTGTTGGGGATAGCTGGTATGGTTTCTGCATGGACTCCATTCAGATTCGTCATCGCACCAAGCGATCAACGATCGGCGGGATGCCTTACAACGTTCCAATCATGACGAAACCGATCAAGTCGTTCGACCGATTTGGGAAATTACTCAAACGCAAATGCCCGACGTGTGGTGTGCATCATCCGGTCAAGACCGTGCACTTGTGGCTCGACGACACCGGATCATGTCTGGTATCGTCGGGCGTGTTGGAGGATCTGAAACTTGCCGGGATGCCAAACCTCGAGATCGTTGGTGCATCAAATACCGCGCCAACAATCGAAATCAATCGGCCACGAGCACTCGTGGATCGAGACAACCGGGCGATCCGCCCACTAACCGCAATGAAAGCGAGGGTCGCATGACCACGATTGGGACTGGGCAACGCGGCCCGGACTTCTACGCTGACATGACACCGACTGAACTGGCCGCGCATCAGGCTCGTGACAACGGCAACCTGTCAGCAGAAATGATTGCGTTCGATGAACAAATCGAAGCGATCCAAGCGATGTCACCCGTCGACAAGGCGGCAGTCGCAGTGATGAAATGGGAGGCATTGAAGAATGGCTGACGCAACATACGACGACGCTCGCAACGCGCTTCTCGGCAACGGGACACACGGCGCGCTCGATCTCGACACCGACACAATCAAGATCTTGGCACGTGATGAGGGCACCACAGCGTTGAACCTCACGACACAGATCGACCTTGCTGACATTTCCGCTGGCGGTGTCGGCACTGATCAGACGATCACCGGCGCGACTGTTGGCAGCGTTGGTGTGGGAGTGTTCGATCACGCCATTGTCACATGGACCGCGCTGACAGGTGCGTCGGTTGAATCGTTGGACTACTACAAGTCCTCCGGTGTCGCCACCACTTCACCACTGATCTTCAACATCGACAGTGCGACTGGTTTGCCGCTCACACCAAACGGTGGCGATGTGACATACGATCCTGCAGCTGGTGGCGCGTACGTTCAGAACTCCTGATAGCCAATGGCTGTTGGCGATAGGTTCGTTCGCCGCCAGTCGGCATCACGTTCTGCCGTATCGAACACGTCCGCTGCCGACCTCGGCTACGACACGGCCGTCCTATCCGAGACCGAATATGAGGGTTGGGGTGTCACCGACACTGATGCCGTCAAGGTCCTCTCCGCCGGTAAGTATCTGCTGATCCACGGCACCGGCGAGGCTGCCAACACTTCGTCGTTGAGGCAGGTCGGCACGCTGGTGCCGGTCGTCAACAACGTCGATCAGGGTCCGGTGGCGTTGGCGACCCACCGATACACGAGAGTCAGCGGCGGTGCCAACGAAGGCGTGTCGATTGGTTTCGGTATCCTCGATTTGGCTGCGAACGATACGGTCGGGTCGAACATTCCGGGTGTTTGGGGCGGCAAGGTTGATGCGCTCGGGACGTTTGACGTGGCTGCCGACAACGGCGGCGGCATCCAGCTCGTCAAGCTCGACGACACCGGCCAGTGGTTGCATTTGGAGCGTGCAGCCGATCAGGCTCTGACAGCACCGACGGATCACAACACGACCCGCCCGTGGCTCGACTCGACTGGTACGTGGACCAAGTTCACTTGGCCTACCGAGATCGCTGACGCCTCCGGCCTTCACGCTGCGTCGTCTGGTGATGTGACGCTCGGGGCGAACAAGAAATATCTGATCACCTACTCGGCGGTCATGTGGTCGTCGGACCCGTCGAGGCACACTGACATATGCCGGTTGAACATCAACGGCACGAACGTTCAGTACCAATCTGGGTATCAACGCAGCAACAGCTCGCAAGGCCCGCCAATGTCGGGCATGTATCTACACGAGACGGGTGGCACCGCCGAAACGCTCTACATCGAAGGCACTCAAGAAACCGAAGGTGCCGATGCTGGCACTCCACAGTTCTCCGAAGGTGCGTTACAGATCATCGAGCTGCCGTCATCGGCAGAGTGGGTCCACATCGACAACACCACCAGCGACACACACACCTCCGATCTGGCCGGAACAACGACGTGGTACAAGACTCCGATGTCGGCTACCTATCGGGCCTACTCAGGTGGTGGTCTGGCGCTGGACGTCACTAATGATGAAGCAAAGAATACGAGTGGTGCATCCGTTCCAGCATTGGTTATCGGATGGCTCAACTGGGATCGTGATGCTGGCACGTCCGGTGCTCGTAAAGTGCCTGCTTCGACGATCGTCAACAACGGCACCAACATCTCGTACGGCTGGGGCGGCGCATACTCCCGTGGTCAGCAATCAAACGACGACACATGGCACGCCTCGTACGCGTGCGCCGCACTGGTCGACATTGCGAACAACACCGGCGTCGGCCTCGTCACTAGGGATCAAGCCAACGTCAACAACGCCACGATGGGCGTCTTTGCTTCTGGCAACCGGCACTTCATCGGGTTGCAGGTCCTTGACCTTTCGACGCTGGTCGCTGGCAGTGGGACACAGGCACTCACCGGCAGCGTCTACTCACCCACACCGACGTATCCAAGTGGGACCGTCGTGCCAGGGACCGTCGCGCTTACCGGCAGCTTGAATGCTTCAACACCCACGTACCCTGTCGGATCACTGACCTCAATCAAAGCGTTGCTCGGCAACTTGCACGCATCAACACCGTCACATCCAAGCGGTACCGTCACAGCGGGAACTGTGGCACTCACCGGTGCTGTCCACGCGTCGACGCCGACCTACCCAACAGGGCTGCTTGATGCGATCAAAGCGCTCACCGGTGTGCTACACGCTTCAACACCGACGTACTTGACAGGCGTCGTTCACATGGTGCAGGCGCTCAACGGCAGCCTTCACGCTGTCACACCGACGTATCCAACGGGCACGATCACACCAGGTACGATCGCACTCACTGGGTCGTTGCATGCTTCAACACCAACGCATCCAACGGGTGTCATCGCGCCAGGTGTTGTCGCCGTCACAGGTGTGTTGCATTCATCGACACCAACGTATCCAACAGGCGTGTTGTTGGCCGGTGGAAACGCATTGCTCGGCAACTTGTACTCAACCACGCCAACGTACCCGACGGGTGTGATCTCACCGGGTGTTGTAGCACTGGCAGGAGCGTTGCATGCTTCAACACCAACGCATCCAGTAGGTGTTGTTGATTCGATCAAAGCGTTGCTTGGGAATCTTCACACGTCAACGCCGACGCATCCGACTGGCACGGTCACTGCGAGCACAATCGCACTCATTGGTACAACACATCCAATGTCGCCAACGCATCTCGTTGGTGTGGTTTCACTTGGCACCACAACGTTGCTCGGTGGCTTGCACGCTTCAACGCCAACGTACCCCGCAGGCATCGTCACCCCAGGCTCCATCGCGTTGCTAGGTAGTTCACACACCTCAACACCGACGTACCTGGCAGGTACACTTACCGCAGGGACCTTGGCGCTCATCGGAAACTTGTACGCGCCCACATCAAGTTATCCACAAGGCGCTATCACCCCTGGAATTGTCCATCTCGTTGGCATACTTCATTCATCAACGCCCACCTATCCAACAGGCGTCGTTGTACACATCATCGCTGTTGTTCGACTGGGACATGTCTTCGTCTTCGTCACGAGTGAATTCACACAAGCGATACTCACACAAATCAACTCAACAGAGGCAACGGTCACAAGCACAGGTGGGACGAGCGCAGCATTGACAAACGCGAACACGACCAACGCCATGTTGTCAAAGCAGAATGCCACTGAAGTGACGATAGGATGATTCAACATGGATTGGCAAACACGAGTCAATGATGACGGCGCCCAATTTGAGGCGACGCTCAAGGATGAGAATGATGTCGTCATCGATCTCACCGGCATCATATCTGTAGTGCTTGAAGTGTGGGGTCCACGTACAGCATCCTTCACATGCACCGTCACGAACGCGACGGGCGGCATCGTGGAGGTCTATCCATCATTCACTGAGAGTGGCGCATACCGTGGCCGTGTGGTGGTCACGTACGGAGATAGCAGCATCCAATCATTTCCATCTGGTCGTGACTTGGACATCGTCGTGAGAGCGAACAACTGATGGGACTTCGTGGACCAATTGCCAATGGAGCAACGACACTCGCAGATGACGCGATGCCAACACCGACGCACCCTGCGGACTTGCATCCGAAGTTGCAATACGAGTGGGAACAGTATTGGGAATCGGATGTTGCGCGGGCAGCTGACGGCGTGGACATCCCGATGGTCGAAAGACTGTGGCTTTACCGCGATGAGCTGTTTCGCTCGCAGTTGGCGTGGAACTTGATGGGTGACACAGATCGCTGGATCGAACCGACAAGGAATCGGAACACTGTAGTTGCACANCCAATGGTGCGACGCATGGAGAAACTTGAGAGTCAGATAGTCACACTGGAGAACTTGTTGGGACTGTCGCCACTATCGCGTGCACGTCTCGGCATTGAACTTGGTCAAGCCCAGTTGACATGGAAGCAAGTGGAGGCCACCGCACGTGGAGACGCAGACATTATCGACGCTGGAGCAAGAGTCATCGAGTGATCTCGTTCCGGTCAAGATTCGGATCGGTGACAACGATGACGCTCTTCGCACGTTTCCAAGCATTCAAACACAACGCGCTGTTCGACGTTTCGATGAGACAGGTGAACCCACTGACTTCTTCACTATCGGTCATCACATCATTGAGTTCATTGAGACACATTGTGTACTAACAGACGCGGAGTACGCTGGTAGATCGTTCACACTGATGTCGTGGCAGAAGCGACTCTTGCTTGAGATGTACGAAGTCGTGTTGGTTGAAGGTCGTTGGAAACTTCGCTATCGCTGGGCATTGGTCGGCATTCCAAAGAAGAACGGCAAGACAGAACTCGCAGCGGCGCTCAGTATCGCGCATTGCGTGGCACTCGATGAGACCAGTCCCAACGTGATCTGCGCTGCGTCATCAGATGATCAAGCCAACCTCGTCTTTGGCGCCGCAGGTCGAATCGCTGAATGGAGTGAGACGCTTAGGCATTTCCTTGATGTGAAGGAACGTGAGATCATCGTCAACACCGGTGCCATTCCTGGTGTGCTCAAACGAGTAGCAGCGGCAGCTGGTACCAATGATGGTAAGAACGTCAGTGCGTGCATCATTGATGAGTTGCACGAGTGGATCGCGCCAAAGTCACGCGCAGTGTTCACCGTGTTGACGCAAGGTGGCGGCGCGAGACGTCAACCCATCAACATCATGATCACGACCGCTGGCAGTGACGAGGACACGGTGTGCTTCGAATTGTACGAGCACGGGATTCAATGCCGTGACGGTGAGATTGAAGATCCCACGTTCTACTTCGTGTGGTACGAGGCACCAGAGGATTGCGATCACACCGATCCAGAGATGTGGAAGATCGCCAATCCAAGTTGGGGACTCATTCTCAAACAAGATTTCTACGAGGACATCATCACCAAGCGACGTGAATCCGAGTTCCGTCGATACTTCCTCAACCAGTGGACGGACGCTGATGAGATTTGGGAGGCTGCACAATACTGGGACGGATGCGCTGGCACACCAGTGTTCGACGAGAATCTGCCGACGTACGTTGGTATCGACATCGGTCGTAAGCACGACAGTAGCGCCGTTGTTTGGTGTCAGTGGGCGGACGGGAAACTCAATGTGGGGTGCAACACGTGGACCAATCCATATCCGTACGTCGATCCGAGACACAAGAGATGGACCCTTGATCTCGTTGAGGTAGAGAACTTCTTGCGAAAGCTGTTCCACGACTTCCCAGAGTCTACATTGCATGATGAAGAGGAATACCCATTGCCGGGACCGTGCTTCTTGTACGATCCACACTTCTTCGTTCGCAGCGCTGAGCTGCTCGGTGATGACGGTTTGAACATGGTTGAGTTCCCACAGACCGACACCCGTATGGTACCTGCGTCACAGAATCTCTTTGAGTTCATCAAGACGCATCAGCTGGTTCATGATGGTAACCCAACGTTGCGACGACACGTGCGTGGAGTCACGGTGAAAGAGAAAGAACGTGGTTGGCGCATCGGCAAGCCAATGGGTTCTCGCAAGCACGTTGACGCGGCAATCGCAATGGCGATGTCGACGTACTATTGCACCGCCTTCTTCGATCATCGCATCGAGGGCGAGGTTGATCTTTGGTAGTCTTTCACACTGACGTGCAGTGTTTGTGCAGATTTCTTTGAGAGCTGTTACAGTGTTGATCATGGACAGCATCATTGAAATGCTTGGGCTGATCGTCATAGCTGTCGGACTTGGTCTGGTGTATCCACCGCTTGGTGTGATCTTTGCTGGGTTCACGTTCGTGATCGTTGCTCGCGGAATAGGAGACAACACGGATGACGATTCTTCAACGCGCGCTCAGTAAACGCACGCAGATCAACGGTCCAGTGCCGTTGACGTCGACGGTGCTACTTGAATGGCTTGGCAACAGCACCACATCATCCGGTATGTCCGTCAACATCGACACAACGTTGTCATTGTCATCCGCGTCAAGATGCGTTCAACTCATCTCAGGTAGACTTGCATCCGTTGGCGTTCGACAAGTAGACGGTGTCAGTGGTGAGCACTCGAAGGTGCCGCTGTTGGAGTACCCCAATCCGTGGTACGACCGCTTTCAATTCCGTGAACTTCTGTTCACTCACATCTTGTTGTACGGCAATGCGTACAGCTACATCGAACGCACGACCGCTGGCATCAAGGCGTTGCATCCGCTCGACCCAACCAAGATTGAGGTCAAGATCGTTGTCAAACCGAACGGCACCATTGCTGAACGGTTGTACGTGTACACTCCTACCGACAGTTCACCGATAGCGGTTCCAGCGGCAAAGATCTTGCACATCCCAGGTTGGGGATTTGACGGGCTCAGTGGTCGATCACCGATCAGCATGCATCGTGAAGGCATTGGCACAGTGTTGGCGGCAGAGAAGTACGCTGGCAAACTGTTTGGCAATGGCAACTTGATGTCAGGGTTGTTGACCACAGAGAAGCGACTCACACCAGAGGCAGCGACAGCGTTGAAGAACCGTTGGCGTGAGAAGGTACAAGGTCTCGACAATGCACATGACATCGCGATCCTCGACGCGGGTGCAAAGTTCGAGTCATTGTCGATCCCACCGCAAGAAGCTCAGTTCATTCAAGCACGCAAGTTCGGTGTTGAAGAGATCGCTCGAATGTATGGCGTGCCATTGTCGTTGTTGAACGCGACGGGCAACCAAGGTGAAAGCACTGCGGTTGTGTCAGAGTCAGAGATCATCACGTTCGTGCAATTCACACTTGATCCACTCGCTGAGCGAGTCAATGCTGCTTACGAGCGCGTGTTGTTTGAGAACAACGAAGATCAATCCATCACGCATCTCACAGCACGACTCATCAAAGCAGACACGCGTACTCGTTCATCAGCATCTGTTATGTGGCGCAAGTCGAAGGTCAAATCGATCAATGAGTTGCGCGCAGAAGAAGGACTACCAGCGTTATCCGATCCAGAAGCAGATGATCCAATGTCTGACGTCGGTGCTGACGGCGCCGGCGGTCAAGACCCTGGGACAAACGCTGGGAATCCTGAGAGTTTGCAACCGCAAGGTGATGTGGTTGTTGATCCGGCGGCTACACAATGACGATGTCCACAAGAACGAGGTAACCTGATGAATATGAAACACGTACGCACTGCTCAACTCACTGATGTCGTACGACGTGACGGCACTGAAACTGAAAGTGCATTGCCAGGATTCCGTGGTCATGCCGCGATGTTCAACCAACCCACGTTGATTGGTTCAACTCGTTTCGGCTTCGTTGAACAGATCGCGCCAGGCGCATTCGCTGATGTGCTTGACAATGACGTTCGATTCTTGTTCAACCACGATGGTCAACCAATGGCACGAACAAAGAACGGCACCTTGCGCTTGTCGGAGGATGCATCAGGACTTGAAGTTCAAGCAGACTTCGCTGACACGCAACTCAGTCGAGATCAAGTGGAGCTGTTGACTCGTGGCGATCTCGATCAGATGTCATTCGCATTCAGCATTGAAGAAGAGACCAGATCGGACTACACGGGTTCGGTTGATGCTTGGCGAGATCTTCCGATGTACACGATCAACAAGGTGCGTCAATTGTTTGACGTCGCCACCGTAACATTCCCAGCGTACGAAGGAACGGATGCCGGCCTCAGAGTCGCTCGTTTCGTGACAGACGCAGAAATTCGAGATCGCATTGGCGATCCCACACCCGCGGTAGAGCATCTACCACGGCCAGTATTGCGGCAACCGCCGCTGCTGGTACCCAACCGCAGCCAGGAGGGCTGATGGACTACAACGAGTTGAAAGCGCTATACGCAAAGCGCGCTCGGGTCTGGGAGCAGGCGAAGGCTCTCCTGGATGACACCCGAGACGCGGAGTGGACCAGCGAACATGAGAAACAGCACGCCGATCTCGAAACAGAGATGGCTCGCTACGATCGTGAGATTGATCACGCCGAACGCGAGCGCAAGCTCGATGCTCGTGATGAAGCAATCCACGAAGAGCGTGAGGAAGAGGGTACGCCGCAGGAGCGGTACAACCTCGTCTTCGACAAGTGGACGCGTGGTGGCATGCCTTCACTTGAGCGTGATGAGCGAGAGGTTCTGCAGACCGGCTTCGAATCACATGACCGCGCGCAAAGCGTTGGCACTGGATCAGCTGGCGGATTCACAGTCCCCCAGGGTTTCATGAATCGCATTCAGGAAACACTTCTTGCATTCAGTGATCTGGCGAGCACAGTCAATGTGATCACCACCGCGACCGGCAACGATTTGCCATGGCCGACCAACGATGACACCGCCAATGAGGGCGCGATTCTCACAGAGAACACGCAGATCACTGAGCAGGACGTCACGTTCGGCACCAAGCAGATCAATGCATACCTCTACACGTCGAAGTTGATTCGCGTGAGCTACCAGCTCTTGCAAGATTCAGCCTTCGACATTGAGGGATTCCTCGCACGCAAGATGGGTGAACGTCTCGCTCGCATCTACAATCGTCATTGGACCGTTGGCACGGGCGCTGCCCAGCCCGACGGCATCGCAGTTTCGCCGACCACCGGCGTTACTGCAGCCAGTGCCACAGTGTGGACGCACGATGAGCTCATCGATCTGCAGCACAGCGTCGATCCAGCGTACCGCGGCAACAACGCCAAGTGGATGTTCAACGACACTTCACTTGGTGAGATGCGCAAACTGGTGGACGGCAACGGCAACAAGGCGTGGGCGCCAGGACTTACTCCAGGCATCCCTTCCACGTTGCTCGGCAATCCATACATCATCAACCAGAACATGCCTTCGCAGGCAACTGGAAATGTCGCCGTATTGTTCGGTGATTTCCACACTGGTTACATCATCAGGCAGGTTCGAGGAGTGCAATCTGTTCGCCTCGATGAGCGTTACGCCGATTTCTTGCAGGTTGGATTCTTCGCTTTCGGGCGGATGGATGGAACCAAGGATGACACCGCCGCGTACAAGGCTGGGGTGATGGCCTGATGGTAGGAGGTAAAGATTGGGCGTCAAGAGTTACGTCGTCTGTCGCTATTCCACCCAGTGGTCTCACAACCACGACCGTCACTGGACCCGCGATCGACACCGTCAATCGAAATGGAGTGCTGTTTGTGCTTCAGGTTGGCACCGCGACCGATGGTACCTACGACATCACCATTCAGGACAGTGCCGATGGTTCAACCGGTTGGGCAACCGTCGCAGCCGGTGAACAGTCGGGTGCGTTCACGCAGGTGACATCAGTCAGTGATTCCACGGTGCAAGAGGTTGACTACCTTCCACTTGAGGGCGCGGCAAGACGATACGTTCGTCTGCTCGCAACTGTAGGTGGAGCACCCGCGACCGGTATCCAACTCTCAGCTGTTGCAATAGCACACAACTGAGCTACCCAACACTGCGGAGGGCGAGCAAAGACGCTCGTCCTCCGCTGGTAGGATGATCGCCATGGCCATTGGAACAGGAGACATCGACATGTCAGGCGAAGACAGCGCTATGAGCGCGAGGACGAAGGATGGCGCAACTTCATTGTGCATCATCAAACGGCTTGTGGTCAATCCGGATCACGGTGTGTGGGACCCATCTCAAACATCAACACCTGTTGAAGTTCCAAACGCCACGATCAAGAGATTCCCTGACGCGTTTGAGCGCGTTGAACCGGAGCCGGAACCACAGCCAAAGCCGGCAGCGGGTGCGAAGCGCAAGCGAGGCAGCAAGAGTGTTCGCACCACTGAAGGCGACACGGGCGAAACGCACGACTGATCATGCGCGCCGTCGTGTCCAACGACACCATCATTTCACACTTGTTCTATGGAACAGATGAGGAGACGGTAACCGCAGCCACCGGTAGTGTCACTGTGGCCATCTCTAAGGCTGACGGCACGACGCTTACTGGTGGTACGGCCACAGCAGATGGCGATGGCTACACGTTCACTCTCACAGCCGCTGAACACACTGCGGCATTGCAACGATTGAAGATCACTTGGTCCGCAACTGTTGCAGGTCGAGCGATCACGGATGTGGAATACGTTGACGTGATCGGCGCTCGATACTTTCAACTGTGGGAATTGCGCAGAATGAAAGGTCTCAACGCAACATCACAATTCACAAACGATGATCTGAAAGCTGTACGCGACAGCGTTGAAGAGTTCGTTGATGATTTCACTGAGAATGCTTGGTCGGAGCGATACGCTCGCGACACATTTGACGCGAACGATTCCACACGCATTCATGTGTTGAACGGCAACGTGAATTCAATCGTCGCGGTTACTCTCGCAGGCGTCGCTCAGACGCTCACCAATTGGACCATCACATCAGATGGTTTGATGCGAACAGACGGTGACTCATTTGCTTCATCGCTTCAAGGCGGGCAAGAGCTTGTGATTGAGTACACGTGGGGTAACGAGCAATGCCCATCTGATTTGAAGCAAGCCATGTTGAAGCTCGCACGACACTACTTGCTCAGCACTGATTCATCGATCCCGGATCGCGCACGAATGATGCAAACGCAATTTGGCATGTTCATCATGGATGTGGCATCAGAGAACAAGCCCACTGGTCTTCCAGAAGTCGATAGCGTGCTTGTTCGTCGTCGATACGCTCAACCACACTTCATCGCATGACCGCCACCGCTTCAACCGTACCAACGATCTATGAGGCGTTGCATGATCAACTCGTGGTCAAGCTTGCGGGTCGCGGATACGAGAACAGTGATGTGATGATTACCTACGGCGGTGAACTTGTTCAATCGCCGTGGGATCACGTCGTGCTCGGTAACGTGAATGATGGCGTAATGGATTGGGCGCATCTCAGTGCCGGCCGCAAGAAGAGAACAGAAGACTATCACATCATGATCGGCTTTCACGCGGTTCGACCTGGAGGCTCTGCTCGCGATTCGATGGAAGCTGCGTACGCGAACTTCGCGATACTCGATGGTATCATCGCGGACAATCCAGATCTGGGTCTCGACGCAGTTGTGAATCCAACGTTGGTGGTTGCCGTCGTGGAGTTCAAACACCAATTGATAATGGATGAATCGAGTCGAGGTTGGCGATGCCACTTGGATGTCAAGCTCAATGTGAACGTACGACTCAGTTGAAGGTAAGGTAGTCCCATGAAGAAAGTCAAGTACATCGGTCGTCACGAAGACGGTGTCGTTGCTATCGTCAACGGCGATGAAATCTTCTGCGCCAAAGGTGAAGCCGTAGAGATGCCAGACGACGTTGCAAACGATCTCACCACGAATCAAGCCGTCAACTTCGAAGCCGTTGTTGGCAAGGCAACAAAGACGGCCGTCAAGGCTGAAGGAGATGAGAACTGATGGTTGCAGCAAGCGCACTTTCAGGACAGATTGGTTGGGCTGAGGAAGTAACGTTCCAAACGTTCGTTGCACCGGCTGAGTTTCATGAACTGATCAGTGAGTCATTGGAGCTCGACATTGTTCGTGTTGAGTCGGAAGGTATCCGTACCGGTCGTCGTCTTCAGCATCGTTGGAAGCCCGGCACCAACTCAGTCACGGGTGATGTTGAAACAGAGCTCCACCCAATCGGTTGTGGACTCTTGCTCAAGCACATCTTTGGTGATCCAGTCACCGCAGGTGCCGGCCCGTACACGCATACGTGGAGCGGCCCTGGCACCATTGACGATCGCTCATTGAGTGTCACTGTCAATCGTCCAACGCTCGCAGGCGCCGATGATGTATTCGCATTCACTGGTTGCCAAATCACTGATTGGACGATCGGTGCGAAGATCGATGAGTTTGTCAAATTCAAGACGACAATGTACGGTGGCAAGTACGATGGTGCGCAATCAAAGGGCACCGCGACGTATCCCGCTGGTGATCCCTTCGTGTTCACGCACGCGTCAGTGAGTGTGGGCGGCGCAGGACTTGACGTTGAGTCATTCGAACTCAGTGGTTCAACCGGGCTCAAGACAGGGCGGCATCGTCTCAGCGCTACGAATCCTGAGCTACCTCGGCAGTCCAAGGAATCAGAGCGACACGCCATCACTGGCACCCTTGATCTTGGCGATCATGTCGCAGCAGAGTACGACCGCTTTGTTGCGGGAACCGACGTGGCGATCGTAGTCACGATCGATGATGGCACAGCTTCGTTGGTGTTCACCTTGAACGCTCGTATCGACAAGCCGTCCGGTCCGAACTTGTCGGGTCCTGATCTTCTTTCAGAGTCGATACCATTCACGGTGTACCACGCCACATCAGATGCGTCAGCGATCGATGTGGTGCTTACCAACGCGGATGCGACCATCTGAAGGATCTTAATGACGTCACTTCAAGAAGCAATAGTTGTAATCGTTGTTGGAGCAATTGTGTCATTTACCAGCTGGCTGGTGAAGCGTGCGTTAGATCATCACACCATACAAGATGCAAAGATGCATGAAGCGATCGCGAATATCAGTACTCAGATGGCGTTGACAGCACAGAGCCATGACGCACACAACGTTGCCGTTGTCACCGCGATCGACACATTGACAAGTGACGTCAAGGATCTTACAGAGGATGTTGTGCAAACGCGTGAAGAAGTCGCGATGCTCAAAGGCAATCAACAAGCATTGGTCAATCAATTCAATCTCAAGTACCCCATCACGCCATGAGTCGACAAATCGCAGGGTACGGTGTGCACGTTAAGGGCATCAGAGAATTGCAGCGTAATCTGCGGCACCTTGAAGAGAAGGAGTTGCTCAAGGAGTTGCGCAGTGAGTTCAAAGCGATCGCAGCGCTTGTTGCTGAGAGTGCCAAACAAGATCCAGAGACACCGGTCATGACAGGCCGATTGAAGAAATCAATCGGTGCGATCGCGTCAACGACGTCGGCATCTGTGAAAGCAGGCACCGACTCAAGAGTTGCGTATGCCGGTCCAATTCATTGGGGGTGGGAGAAACGCAACATCAAAGCGAATCCATTCCTGATGCGCGCAGTGAAGCGAAACCAAGATGAGATTGAGCGAATTGCGGAAGCAGGAATCAATCGAATCAAGATGAAACACAGATTAGGAAAGCGACTAGGAGGATTGATATGAGTGATGACGTGACAATCGAAATCGACATGAATCAGATGACCATCGGTGAGATGATCGACATTGAAGAGATCACNGGTGTAACCNATCGGNGCGATCGAGCCAAGCAGGTGCCAAAGGCAAGGCGCTGTCTGCGAAATCGATGNTGGCCGTGGTGTACATTTCCATGCGACGCAATGATCCGAAGTTCACGTTGGAAGATGCCAAGGCACTCGACATCAGCACGATCAAATTTGCGAATGGAGAGAACGATGAAGAGGGAAACGCCCTCGCCGATTGAGTCGCTTCGAACGACATCAACTCAATCGGCTACGTTCCATTTGCTACCTGGCAATCGAGTGGGGACGACCCATCGATGAGGTTCGTGCTTTGACCCTCGATGAATGGGATATGATGATTAGAGTGTTGAAGGAGAGGAACTCCCAGACAAGGTAGATCTTGGCAAAGATTGTTGTAAAGTTTCTTGGTGACGCCAAAGGGCTAACCCGGACGCTTGGAGTAATCAAAGGAAAGATGGCCGCCTTTGGCGGCATGATGAAGTCCGGCGCCTTGATCGCTGGTACGGCGTTGCTCGGTGTCGGTGCTGTTTCACTCAAGGCATTCGCTGACTTCGATCAAGCCATGACGCAGAGCACTGCGATCATGGGTGATCTATCCGACACGCAACTCTCCAACCTTGAGAGTGCCGCACGGGACATGGCAAAGACGACCACGTTCTCTGCGAAGGAAGCCGCAGATTCGATCTTCTTCCTCGCGTCTGCTGGTCTTGACGCTGAGCAAACAATCGGTGCGTTGCCTGCTGTTGCCAAGTTCGCGCAGGCAGGCATGTTTGACATGGCCACTGCCACTGACTTGTTGACTGATGCGCAGTCAGCGTTGGGTCTTACTGTCGATGACGCAGCAGACAACCAGAAGAACATGATCGCGCTTGGTGATGTGCTCGTCGGTGCTAACACTCTTGCCAATGCTTCAGTTGAACAGTTCTCCGCAGCATTGACGAACAAGGCCGGCCCATCGATGCGGGCGTACGGACTCAGCGTTGAAGAAGGTGTGGCCGTTCTCGCTGCCCTCGCTGATCAAGGTATCAAGGGTGAAGTTGCAGGTACCCAATTCAGCGCCGCGCTTCGAAACCTCACTACACAAGCAGTGAAGAACTCAGACGTCTTCGATGAGCTCGGTGTGGCGGTGTTTGACAGCGAAGGCAACATGAACAACATGGCTGATGTTGTCGGTGACCTTGAAGGGTTACTTGGTGGGATGTCGACAGAGCAACAGAAGGCCACGCTGTTGCAACTTGGCTTCGCGGACAAGGCACAAGCGACGCTGCTCGCATTGCTTGGTCAAAGCGACGCAATCAGAACGTATCAGAACGACCTCGAAGAGATGGGCGGCATCACTGAAGAGGTGGCGGACAAGCAACTCGAATCATTCTCATCTCAAATGAACTTGATCAAGTCACGAGTGATGGATGTTGCCATTACCATTGGCAGTCATCTCGCACCGATCGTGTTGGCATCATTCGATCTCATATCAAAGAAGTGGGCGGAGTGGGGTCCAACAATCAAGCAAAGCGTGGCAGTCGTCATCACAGTGATCGCGAGCATCATCGACAAGGTTCGTGAGTTCGTTGACAAGTTCCGTGGTGATAGCGATGAGGCAGGCACCCAAGCGAACAAGCTTCGCGAGATGTTCGACAAGATTTGGGCGAAGGTGCAAGAAGTGTTGCCGAAGATCATGGCGCTTTGGACACAGATCATCGACACTCTCACAACCGCATGGGCGAAGTGGGGCGACGACATCCTCGCATTTCTCGATGAAGCGATTACCGCGATCATGCGAATCATCGATGGCTTCATTGAGTTTGTGCAAGGCTTCGTGAATCTGGTTCAAGGCATCATCGATGGTGATTGGGCGCAGATTTGGGAAGGCGTCAAGCAGATGTTCTCAGGGCTGTTCGACGCGATCATGGGACTGTGGGATTTGTTCTTTGCACGATTGCGATTGACAGGGACGATCATCTGGGACATTCTCAAAGGCTTGTTCACTGAGCCATTCAATTGGGTGAAGGATGAAGCCGGTGTGATGGTCGACGCTATCGTCAATTTCATCAAGGATCTACCAAGACGATTCGTTGAGTTGCATGCACAAATCGCGCAAGCCGGTATCGACATGGCAGCCAAACTTCTCGGCGGCATCATTGAAGGCATGAAGGGCGCACCTGGATTCGTCAGTGATTTCGCGTCAGGCATCGGTCGAGCGATGATTGGTTGGATCAACAGCAATGTCATCGATTGGATCAACAACAAGATCCCAGACAAGATCGCTATCCCATACGCACCTGACATCAACTTGCCGAACAACCCATTGCCACACATCCCATCGTTCGCACAAGGTGCATTCGTGACTGAACCGACCTTGGCGTTGGTTGGTGACGCTGGTGTGAACAACGGTGAGATCATCACACCTGAAGCGAAGATGCGACAAGTGATTCGCGAAGAAGCGCCAAAGGGTTTGGGTGGCGGCATCACGATTGACACGATCAACATGAACACTGATGCGAGTGTTGAGGATCTCAGTCGTGAACTTGCTTGGATCATGATGACGAATGGAGTAGCTGCGTAATGGCCGCTCGAGATTTGATCACCGCTGATTACCAAATGGAATTCAATGGTTTGCTAGTCGGTGATGACAACTTCGAGATCATCAGTTGGGATGGATTGGGACTGCCTGACGTTCGATCGAGCGATGTGAACCGTCCACAGGCGGATGGGNAATTCGCTGGCACGGACTATCTCAGTGGTCGCACCTTCAGTTTGCAATTGGAGATGTGGCACGACAACGCCACGCAATTCGGTTCAAGAATCGCTTCATTGACGACCAGTTTCAAGCCTGGAAGTGAACACGATTTCGTTGTGCAAGTTCCTAGCATTGGGAAAGTGTACAGCACGTGCAAGGTTCGTCGTAGATCCGGCCCGACGTTTGATTTGGCCGCTGCGATTGGTATGGTTGTTGCGACGATCGAATTGCACGCTGTTGATCCGAGATGGTACGCCGTCACAGCGCAACAAGACACAGCGACGATCACGGCTGCGACCGGTGGCGTATCATTTCCAGTGTCATTCCCATTGACGTTTGTCGAAGTAAGCGCAGGCTCGATCATCGCAACCAACAGCGGCGTGTATGAGGCATTTCCAACAATCACAATCACGGGACCGATCACAAATCCATCGCTTGAGAATGTGTCGAGTGGGAAGATCTTGGCGTTCACTGGCACAGTACTTTCTGGTGAGACGCTTGTGATCGATTTCTTGAATCGCACAGCGCTATTGAATGGCGTTTCATCAAGATACAATTGGATCGATGATTCACAACAGTGGTGGAGTTTAGCGCCTGGTGCGAGCGAAATCAAATTGAATGGCACCGGCGGTTCGGGTGCGACAGACGCGTTGGTCGAATGGCGCAGCGCATGGGTGTAAGGTAGAGGTACCATGACTGAGAAGAATCCAGCATTGTTCATTGCCGGAGGTGGTGGGCATGCGTCTGCTGATTTCCGTCGATTGCTCGCAGCGATATTCAACGACGCAGGTGGCATCTTTCTGGCCACCGATCTAGCCGCCACAGAGAAATCTGGTGGTGCTAACATGTCTGTTGATATCGCCACTGGGCGCGCCGCAATTCTTGGAACTGAAGGAACGTATCAAGGCACGTACTTTGTTGAGAATCAAGGCGTCACCAATGTCACGGTGAACACTGCAGATTCAACTGATCCTCGAATTGATGTGATCGCGGCACGAGTACAAGATGCGGCTTACTCAGGCGCTGCAAACGCGTGGGATTTGCACTACATCGTTGGCACCGCAGCACCGTCACCATCCGCACCAGCGGTTGATTCGAATTCATTGAAACTGTGTGAGATCGCAGTAGCAGCAGGCGCGACGTCAATTGTGAACGCGAACATCACTGATTTCCGTAGTCAAGCATTGGCAGCGTCGATCGACAACAACAAGCTAGCTGCCACTGGATTGGACATCTCCAAATTCACAGTGGGCACGTCATCACGACCAACTTCCGGCAATGCTGGAACTGCCACAAAGCTCGCTACTGGGCGCACCATTTCGTTGACCGGTGACGTGACGGGCACGTCGGGATCGTTCGACGGCTCGGGCAATGCGAGTATCGCTGCCACTGTCGCTGCTGTTCCTTCCAAGGCAACAGAGCAGGTCGTCACTTTCGTCAAGTCAGGCGACCTCGTTACCGGCACGGGCACGTTTCGGTTCTACGCACAATACGCACTCACATTGGTTGAGATGGAAATCTCTGTCGCCACCGCTCCTACTGGTGCTGCCATATTAGTCGACCTCAACAAGAACGGCACGACGGTATTCTCGACACAGTCGAATAGACCTACGGTTGCTATCTCTGGATTCGTTGGCACGACCACGACATTCAACACAACGACCTTGGCAGACGGTGACTATCTCACCGTGGACATTGATCAAATAGGTTCGACCGTTGCGGGAGCTGATCTCATCGTGGCGATCCGTTACAACAGGACTGCGTGATGGCTGAGTTTCTGGTGTACGCCAAGAATGAGAATGATCCTTCGTGGGATGCCGACACGAAAGCTATGCGTCAACAGCGAGGGCATATTGTTGACGTTGGCAAGAACGGTAAGAGCTGGGGGCGTTCGGAGAGTTTGTCTAAGCATCTTCTCGATGGTGGAACTACTGCCGATTGGCATGGCAAGTACGTGATTATCAAGGTTCCCTCCCTGTCGGTAGCGAAGGCTCGCAAACTCCTTGGTCCAGCGCATCGTCCAATGCAATCTGGTGATATTGGGTTTCGTTTGGTACTGCCGGGGGAGCCTCCGCTGCCTGAGAAGATCGAAAGGAAATTTCAATGGAGGATCAACTTCCGCAAATTGCCGGTAGCAGCTCGCAACAAACTGCGCGACACAGGCGAGTTGAAATTGACTTTGGCACAGCTACGAGTGTTGGCCGATCACAACGTGACAAGACATCATTTCGATGAGAACGCTCATGATGGCAAGGGCGCTGTTCGTACTGCTCTTGAGCAGGCTGATCCAGATGAGGTGGGCTGATGGCTGATGTAACGAAGTCTGTTATTGCTGGAGGTGGTGGCGATTACACAACCATTACCGCTGCTGAGGCGGCATCGGACGTTTCTACTGGTTGGTACAAGATAGAGATTCAAGACAACAGCACCTACACAGAAGCGGTAAACATTTCTGGTTCCACGGGCACCGATTCGGCTACTAATTATGTGTGGCTCACAGCCGCTTCAGCTAATCGTCATAATGGATCATTCTCAGGAAGCCATTGCAGACTTCATCAAACTGGCTCTCTTACTTGCCTTACCGTTTCTGATAGCTATGCAAGGATTGATTGGCTCCATTTCTACAGGACATCTGTTGGCATAACTGATGCCGGGATAATGAGTGTGCAGGCTGATAACGCTGTCGTATCGAAATGTATGTTTGGCGATCATTTCGCTGCGGGTGTAAGAGATAGCGGGTGGTCCGTCTTTGGGGGCGCATCTGGTTTGAGAACGGTGTCAATCGACAATTGCGTAACGGTTGGTGCCGGTGGTACGGGGGTCCAACTCCAGAGTACCTCTGGGGGCGACCTCACGGTAAATATGGATCACTGCTCGTTTGCTAGGAACGGAGCCAGCACAGCATCGGAGCCAGCATCGGGCGTATATATATACACATGGTCTAACACTGCTACGCCAACCGCAATATTGAATATCTATAACAACGCAGCCTCTGGTCCTAACTCTGTTAGTCAATTTGATTGGACGTTTCAGAGCGGTGGTTTTGCGACACTCACGCTTAATGGATCAAATAATCTCACGGAAACAGGAGTGTCTCTCTTGGGCAGTGTCGTTGTCAACAACACGACATCGTGGCAAACCGCATCCTCTGGCATTGCAACAGTGTCTAAGACTTCTGGCTCGTGGTGGGTAGTCCTTGTTGATGCCGACGCTGACACTGGAGATTTACGTCTACTTGATGAGGAAGCTGGGAACCTTGCCGCCAACAACGGCATAAATCGGATCGGTTCCGAACCAGACTCCCGTCAAGACTTCTCAATCGACATTGCAGGCAACACTCGTGACACCACAAGTGTAGACATCGGCGCATACGTATTCGTGGCAGCAGCGCTTGATGGCGGCTGGGGTCGAATCCCATGCTTCTAAAGGAGAAACCATGACCATTCGTCCACGCTCAGATTGGGGCTCCATAGGTACTTGGGGTTACGTCCGCAAATCCAATCGCAAACGCAACAAGGTAGTTGTTCATCACTCCGTGACAAACCTCGCAGGCAAGACGCCAGTGGAACAGGTCAAAGAGGAAGAGGATATTCACTATGCCCTTCGTGACTCTCACGGTTTCGGTGCCATCTCATACAACCACGTTGTGTCGCGTGATGGCCAACAGTGGGAAGGCAGAGGTTGGGCAGACGTTACCGATGCGAACTGGTGGGGTGACGATACTATCGCCATCTGTGTTGCAGGCAACTACCATCCCAACATCCACGGTGTTGAGACGCTGACACCCAACGCTGAGCAACTTCAGGGTGTCGCTGAGATCATCTACGAGGGTATGACGCTTGGTTGGATCACTCCAGATGCCAAGTTGATAGGGCACAGGCAAGCTGGCAAGACGTCATGTCCCGGTGATAATCTCTTCAATGCTCTCGATCAAATCAATGCGGCTCTTCATAAGATCATACTTGAGCGTGGTGAACCCGATCTGAACGTGACCCCTCCGTTTGAGATCGCGCCTGCCGTGTTGAAACTCGGCAGCAAAGGCGCAGCTGTCAAGAATCTTCAAACCACTTTGAACATGTTCGCCAAAGCGAATCTCGTCGTTGATGGTGACTTCGGCAACAAGACGCGTGACGCAGTGATCGCGTATCAAACCAAATTGCATGTCACCGCTGATGGTGTGTGGGGTCCCGCATCAACCACTGCTCAAGCGCGATTCGTTCGATACCTCGCAGACTTGCCTGCCATAGCGCACGTGCAAGCATCCACACCTGCTGTCGTGGCGTCAACAGCTACTGTCCCACTGTCAGTACTGCAAGACATGTCAACACGTCTAGATGCTTTGAGCAGTGAGCTGAAGAAATACTTGGAGCCGTAGTGTGGACATTCCTAATCACTGATTTCGACAACACTGTACGCGACGCAATACCGGTCACCTCATTCAGCTTCAGACAAGAACTCAATGGTGTTGGTGGATTCAGTGGAACCATCTCCAACACTGGGCATGCGGCGGTGGTGTTCACGAACTTGGAACCGGGTCGATCATGTATTTGGGCGCTTGATCCTGGTGGCACGCCACGGTACTCTGGCATCATTTGGGCGATCAGCTACAACGTGGGTGCGGATAACTCAAAGATCTCATTCGGTGGTTCCGGTCGCTGGTCGTACGCTCACCATCGCGTTCTTGAAACGCAAGCTGATTTCACCTCACCAAGTGATGGGCCACCGAGTGAAATTGCAGCGAGCTTGTTGACAACCATGGAGGCTGCAGGTGCCAGTGGTCTCAGCTACGGTTGGCCCACACACGCGGGCACCGTGTACGCGCCCGTGTACGAGACGTATGATTACCACGTGTTCGGTGCAGCGGTGGAAGAGTTGGCTGCCACAGCAACCGATGGTTTCGACTTCGATGTGGATTACGAAGGCAATGAATCCACAGGTCTGGTGCCAAGGTTCAACGCTGCGTACTCACGTGGCTTGGGCACTGACCTTGTGTTTGACACGAACTCAAACATGATCGTCAACAGTTTCGCATGCAATGCTCAACAAGTTGCCAATGATGTCTGGGTTGTTGGCAGTGGAACAGGCGCCACCAAACTTGTAGGCAGATCAACACTCACACCTGTGACGTATCCATTGTTGCAACGTGTCGTTGGCGCGGGTGCGCTCGATGACACCGCTCTTCTCACCAAGCGCGCTGTTCGTGAGACCACGGCTGCGAGTCGATGTCAACAAGTCATCAACGCTGAAGTGTACGATGCAGGTGATCAACAGATCCTTGGCTCGTTCATCACTGGTGACACGGTACAAGTGTCGGTCGACAACTACTTCAAGTCGATCACGAAGGAGCGGTTCCGCGTCGCTTCGTACAGCGTGAAGATTGATGAGAACGGCAGGAACACAATCAATGTTCAATTAGTTCAAGACTCAGTCACCACGTTTGGTAGAATCAAGGTACCTGATGCGTGGCAAGATCTTTCTAGATGCTGTNGCGCGCACAACTCGATTGGAGTCACAGAAATGAACAAACTGTTTGCCATCATCAAAGCAGAACCAGTGAGATTGGTTGCGGCCGTGCAAGCCACGCTCGCAGCCGCTGTCATGTTTGGTGTGNACATCACAGCNGATCAACTGAGCGGCATCGCCGTCGCCATTGCGGCGTGGCTCGCGTTCGTCACGCGATCNGCGGTAACACCAAAGTGAATGTTGNTACCACCACGCATTTCCACATGGTACAGTGATTGACATGAGGAACGTAGAGATAGATCGGGGCGATGGTCAACGACCCCTGATATTTGAGGGTACGCGTTTGGCAAGTGTGTCGACGGCCAACGGTTCCGTGAAGAGTCGTTGGACAGAGATCGATCTATGGCGAACGCGTGCAGGCGTATGGGTGCAACACGTTCGTGGTTGCACTCGAGTGAGAGGTGAGGTTACCTTGCACTCCGCGACGATCTTCACCACAGTCGAAGCGTTGATCACAGGGTTGGAGCGCAATGGTTCCATCAGTGACCTTGGGTGGGAGTTGTTGGCGATCGCGGCGGACGTCGACGACAAGTTGGACAAGGCATTGGATGTCTACGAGCGCACGCCTTTGAAATTGAAGTAACTTCGCAATAGAGAAACAGGAAAGGAACATGACATGATTATCGTACTTGAGGGACCAGATGGCGCGGGTAAGACCACGTTCATCGATGACATTCTTCAACGAGAACCGAACACAGTTGTTGAGCACTTCGGTGTGCCGAGCAATCCAGAGACGGTTGAGCTTGAATACTTGCTCGCGATATTCGAGGCGATGCGTCGTCCAGAGCACACCATCTTCGATCGATTGCATTGGGGTGAGGTCGCGTACGGTGAAGTGAAACGTCACACGTCACACATGCGTTGGGGCGGGTTCAACNCGGTGAATCAAGCACTCGATGAAGCGTGTGCATTGACGGTGTATCTCAGAGTCAGGCGACGGAAACGTCGAAGCGAAGAATCAAAGCGGACGGTGACGACTACGTTGACGCTGAGGACATGGATCAAGTGATCATGTGGTACAACCGCATGATGTTGCATTGTCAATCATCGTTGGTGACACTCGACAACAATCATTTCCTCGCACGCAACTACATCCCAGGCGTGATTGCCAACGCCAAAGCACTAGCAAATGAGGTGGCATGATGTTCACCGGTCCTTCACCCAGACGTTGCTACCACGACATCGTCAACATGATTCTTGACGAAGGTGAGGTGGTTACGGCTCATGGCTCACGCACGCTTGAAATCGTCGGCGCCACTCTTCATTTCAATCGTGACGTCACAGATGCGGTCATTGCACGCCCCGGCTACAATCCGGCGATCGGTGCTGTCGAGGCGTTGCAATTGATTAGTGGTCTCGCGTATCCACAAGCCAACGTCAAAGCCACCGCTAACATGGCACAGTTCATGGATGGTGGTGTGTTCTCTGGAGCGTACGGTCCACGGATCAGACCGCAACTATGGCCAATCATTGAAATGTTGATGCGTGATCCAGGCAGTCGGCAAGCGATTCTCAATATTTGGGACCCACGCTACGATTTGCAACCAGACGTGCAAGATCGACCGTGCACCATGTCGATTCAATTCCTCATTCGAAATGACAAGCTCAACATGTGTGTGCACATGCGATCAAACGACATCTGGTGGGGATTCACCTACGATGCATTTCAATTCACGCAATTGCAATTGTTTGTTGCAGCGGTGCTCAACGTTCGTGTAGGTTCATACACGCACTTCGTCGGCAGTTTGCATTTGTACGAGCGTGATTGGGTGCAAGCTGAGCGAATCACCAGCGTGCAAGAAACACTTGAGCAACCTTCACCTAACACATCACTCATTGCTCCAGACATTCTTTCACGCGATGATTTCAACAAGACGCATAGCTTTGATCGCATGCAACGTGATTTCGAACAAGGTCGACTACTAGCAAAGATGTTATTGGATGAATACGTGGAAGATCATCCACGTACACTTGCAATGTTGGCGATCAACGCAGAAGCCAAGAACACACGCGTATTTGATTGGTATTGCAATGCGCTGTCGTTGCCTAATCCTAATGACTGAGCTCGGAGACGCCAAGTTCACGCTCATTGACACGTTCGATGATGCGACACGATTCATCAGTTGGCTCGGTGAGCGCAGACCGGTGCTGGCGATCGACACAGAGACCACTGGATTCAACTGGTGGCGTGATCGAATTCGTCTGTGTCAGTTCGGCGATGGTGATCATGGTTGGGCTGTCAGGTTCGAGCAATGGGGCGGTCTGGTCGGTGAAGTGTTGCGACGCTACAACGGTCCGATCGCCATGCACAACTTCACCTTCGACACGCTGTTCCTTCAAACCGCGGGTGTGGACAACATCCCATTGCATCGAGTCGATGACACGCGGACCATGGCACATCTCATCAACCCTGCCAGGCTCACTGGTCTGAAGGCACTATCGAAATCGCTTGATCCACGAGCAGCTGCCGGACAAGACCAACTCAATGCGTTGTTCAAGAGTCACGATGTCAATTGGGAAACGGTACCCATCGATCATCCAAGCTATTGGGCGTACGCATGTCTCGACACAGTGCTCACCGCTCGACTGTGGGAGTCGATGCAACACGACATCAAACCGTATGCCGCATTGTACGACGTGGAGATCACTGCGCAAGTTGCGTTGATGGAGATGCAGCGCAAGGGTATTCGCTACGATGAGCAGTACACTCGCGACACCAGTAAGCGATTACGAGCATGGGCGCACGAAGCACGCGCATGGGCGATCGACACGTACACCGAACAGATGCGAAGGATCAACCCTGATCTTCCAAAGTCGTACGAGTTCAACATCGGCAGCACACCACAGTGCGCTGCGATCATGACGGAGGATGGTTGGGAACCGGAGTCGTACACCGCCAAGGGCGCACCTTCAATGACGAAAGAAGTGCTTGAGCATGTCGATCACGACCTTGCCAAGACCATCGTCAAGTTGAAGCACTCGGAGAAGATGGCATCGACGTACTTTGACAATTTCCTTGAGCTCGCTGACGGCGATCTCATTCATCCAAAGATGAATCCGCTTGGCACAACCACTGGTCGGATGACCGTCACCGATCCATTCCTTCATGGATTGCCGCGTGATGCGTTGGTGCGTGATGCATTCATCCCACGTGATGGCAACAAATTGATCATGATCGACTACGACCAGATGGAGGTTCGCATCCTGGCGCACTACTCTGGTGACGCGAACTTGAAAGCTGCGTGCGACTCCGGCGACATCCACACGTTCACTGCGCAACAGATCTACAAGACTGAGCAGATCACCAAGTTGCAACGGCAGCTGGCAAAGAACAGTGCGTACACGATCATCTACGGTGGGGGTGGGATCAAACTCGCAGCCACCGCTGGTACCACTGTTGCTGCGGCGAAAGAGTTCATGCGACTGTACGGCGAGCAGTACCCAAACATCGGCCCGTTCCGTCACAAGCTTGAGAAGAGCGCCGCACACAACGGTAACTATCTCGACGTCAGAACACGCCATGGTCGGTTGCAACGAGCGAGCGTCGACAAGCCGTACGTGTTGACGAACTACCTCATCCAAGGCACTGGTGCTGATGTGCTCAAGTCGAAGATCGCAGAACTCAGTTTGGCTGGGTTCGGTAAATACATGGTGCTGCCAGTGCACGATGAGATAGTGTTTGATGTGCCAGCAGATGATGCGGAGGAGATCATGCATGACGCGATCGACATCATGACAGACACTACGTTTGATCCAACGCTCACAGTTGATGGACAGATCCACGACAGGTGGGGTGACAAGTACCGTGAATGAGACAATCATCGGCATCGATCCAGGCAAGACAACTGGTCTGTTCAAGTGGCATCGAGGTGACCTCACTCACGTCGTTCATGGTGAGGTGAAGGATTGGCGAGACGTACCGAAGACTGTCGTTGAACTCGACGGTGACATCTGGGTGTACGAGCGATTTCTCATCGGTCCGCAAACGCTCAAGAAGGCACGTCAATATGAGCCACTGTACGCCATCGGTGCTCTTGAGCACGAGGCGCATCGTCTCGGCCAAGAGATCCATGGGCAAACGCCGCAGACTCGACTCGCCGCCAGTGACGACGTTCTGAAACACTTGGGGTGGTGGTATCCCGGAATGCAACACTCAATGGATGCAGCACGTCACGTCTTGATCTTCGCGCTTCGATTAGGCTGGATCACGATTGAAGAAATCAAAGGGTGATGGACAGCACGCATCAACTTTGGTACCATCGAATTCATCAACCAAACAAGGAATCGGAAACTCATGGCTGACTTGGACTTTCTCCTCACCACCAGCGGCAAGCACAAACTGGCACTACGTACCGCGTATCGTGAGAAAGAATTGGCGAAGCGAGTGCCAGGTGCACGTTGGGACAACGATGACAAGGTGTGGGTCTACCCAGTCTCGTACACGGTGGGGTACCAACTTGGCAAGGTGTTCGGCGCCGATCTGAACGTGTCTGATGAGGTGCGCGAGCACATGACGAGTGAGTGGCAGGCGCGCACGGACCGATGGAATCTACAAACCGATGAAAGTGTTCAACGAGATATCCCTCATTGGGGCAAGCTAGCGGATAAGCAACGGTCAGCGGTCACCTGGCTTGCTGCGAGTCCCGGCGCGATTCTCGCTGATGAAATGGGATCGGGCAAGACGGTGATGGCGTCAATGGCGCTACGCTTGGTTGATGCAAAGCGCGTCATCATCGTCTGCCCGAACTCAGTGAAGCGTAATTGGGAATCGCATCTTGAAGAGTGGACGAACATCCGACCCGTGGTCGTGAAGGGAAACAAGACTCAACGAGCAGCGTTGTTCGACACGGAGTACGATGAACCAGTCGCCTTCATATTGAATTGGCAACAGCTCGTCGCACACAGTCGTCTCAAAGGGTACGGCAACATCCGACTGAGCGACAAGGAACGTGAACGGAAGCAATTGAACGCGGAGACGTGGGATGTCGTTGTCGCTGACGAAGCGCATCGCATGAAGAATCCAAAGGCCAAGCAAACCAGAGCCTTGTGGGCGATCGACGCGAATCAACGTTGGCTCATGACAGGCACGCCGATCGCCAACCACCCCGGTGACATGTGGTCACTGCTTCACTACGCCAGTCCAACTGATTGGCCGTCCAGAGTCGCGTACATTGATCGGTACTGCGTGCAACAGTGGAATCCATGGGGCGGGTCCGACATCGTCGGTCTGCGACACGACACTCGTGATGAGTTCTACGCGCTTACCGATCCGATGTTCTTGCGTCGTCAGAAGCACGAGATCATGGGTCGGAAGATTGGAAAGAATCGTCACGTCAGGTACGTCCAACTCTCACCGAAGCATCGCAAGCAATACAATGAGTTTCGTGATGAGCTCATCGCGCGAATTGAGGGTGGGTACCTGCTGGCAACCAATCCGTTGGCGGCAACAACCCGCCTCGTTCAGTTGAGCGGTGCCATGCTGACCTACGATGATGTCGAAGACACGTTCAGTATGGTTAAACCCAGTCCAAAGGTCGACGAGCTCATGCAGCTTCTAGAGGATCTTGGCGATGAACCACTAGTTGTGTACTCATCGAGCAAGAAATTGCTTTGGTTGGCTGAAGCGGCTTTGGACAAAGCGAAGATCACCTGCCGCATGGTGACAGGTGATGTCAACGTCGACGATCGACATCGCTACGTGCAACAATTCCAAGATGGGCACTATCGAGTGTTCCTTGCGACCAGTGGTGCGTCTGCTGAAGGCATCGACCTATTCAGGTCGAAGCACCTGTGCATGCTTCAACGAAGTTGGAGTATGGTGGAGAACGTGCAGGCGGAGGATCGCATCCACCGCTGGGGTCAAGAAGCAGATGAAGTGGAATACTACGACATCATCGCAGAGGACACGATTGACGAACGCGTTCACATGGTCTACAGCGACAAGCAATCACGGTTGCAAGAAATCACTCGTGACGATCTGATCAATCTCATTTAACAATAGGAAGCAGGAACAGATATGACATACACATTCAATGGAATGACCATTCCAGATCACATGCTCTACGCGATGGAAAGGTACGTGCTTGGTCACGTCAAACCAGGTGACTTCTTGTGGGCGGTGATCACCAACGATTTGGCAGGTGCGGTCGGTCACGCCGACTCCACGAACATGCACATCCTTCCAGCGTTCGTTGCGTGGTTCTACAACGAAGCGCCGAGCAACTGTTGGGGCAATGTGGAATTGGCTGAAGCGCACTTGGCAGGTGGGAAATGATTCGCTACATCACCAACTCAGAGCTGGCTGGCTGGCGTCGCTGTCGGCGTCGCTGGTGGCTCAGCACGTATCGTCGGATCGGTCTCAAACCGCAGTACCAGAAGCCAGGCGCGGCATACACTGGCACCATGGTCCATGATGCACTTGAGGCGTACTACGCCGGTGATGATTGGAAGGTGCGATTGAATGGACACCTTGAGAATATCGAAGAGATGGACTCAAGTCATGGCGACCGTTGGAACAAGTTCATCAAGATGCATGAGCTTGCCACGATCATGCTTGAAGGCTACATCGAGTGGCTCGCAGAGACAGGTGCTGATTCGTCATGGGAGATCCTTTCAACTGAAACGATTCTCAGTTGCCCATGGACGGAACGTGGTGAGAAGGAAATTCACTTGCGTGGCAAGTTGGATCTACGCATCCGCGACCATGCCGTTGACGATCAACCTATGTTCGTGGACCACAAAACGGTACCCAACATGACTGACATTCCATCGCGCGCAGATCGTGATGAGCAGTTCTTGTTCTACGAGACTTTGCATCGCGCCGCGATGAATGAGACCACCGCCGGTGGGATCTTCAACATGCTTCGCAAAGTCAAACGAACAGCTCGTGCTACACCACCATTCTATGAGCGACATGTCGTTCGATTCAATGAGCGTCAATTGGATGTGATTGCGACTCGCATCACGGCGCTCATCAATGAGATCTTGACAGCAGAAGAGCTGCTCGATAGAGGGGTGGACCACCAACAGGTGTGTCCACCGACCCCAAGTGGAAGCTGCGGTTGGGATTGCGACTACTCATCCATCTGCTCAATGTTCGATGACACATCGCGTGTCGAGGACTACATCACAGACTGGTACGACGAACGCAACCCGATGGAGCGTTACGAGAAGGAGCCCAAATCCAGATGACATCATTTCTTACCATGGTCATTCATGGTGAATCGAAGGCAGGCAAGAGTTGGCTCGGCGCCAGCGCGCCACCTCCCATATTGGTCATCGATGCGGAAGGGGGTGGTATGCGATTCGTTCCTGGCAAGAAGATCAAATGGGACCCATTGCATGAGGACCCACCTTCCGCGCCAACCAAAGCGAACCCGTGGGAGATATGCAGCGTCACTGCGACTAGCACGTTGATGTTGGATACCGTTCGAGACTTCGTCAAGACGGGCAAACACCCGTTCACTTCGATCGTTGTCGATTCACTCACTGAGATTCAAGATCGCATGAAGCGGGAGATATCCGCCACCGGCGATCTGGAAGAACGAGACTGGGGGCGCATGCTCATCCGGTTGGAAGATCTTGTGATGCAGTTCCGTGACATGACGGAAGCACAAGAGCAGTTGCGAGCGTTCGTGTGCATCGCGTACACGCGTCATCGTGACAACAAGTTTCGCCCATTCATGCAAGGACAGATCGCGTCGAAGCTCGGCTATAAAGTCGACTTGACCGGTTACTTGCGAGTGACGCGAGACAATGAGGGAAACCTCAGACGTGGTCTGCAAATCGCAGAGGACCGTGACACAGAAGCGGGCAGTCGAGTCGGACAATTCTTCGACGATGCACCCGTGCTGTGGGACCCCAACATCACGCAAATACTCCACACGTTGGAGGAAGGAATGAACAACGATGCCTGAAATTGATTTCAAGACACTCGCAGAGGCTGCGAATGTGGATGAGACACCGCCACCACCGAGCAACTACCTCGTCGACGTCGAGGCTGCCAACTGGGCGAAGACGAAGAATGGCAAGGACATGCTGAAACTTCGTTTCCGTATCGCGTCAGGTCCGGAGAAGGGCAAGGCGTTGTTCGACCAATTGGTGATCTCACCGGAGAGTGACATCGCCACCAGGATCTTCTTTCAGTCTGCTGCAGCGTTGGGTCTCACCCCTGACACTTTGCAATCGATGAGCGATGAAGAACATTACGAGTTCTTGATTGGTCGTCAAGTCTCTGTTGAGACTGATGTGAAGGAATGGAAAGGTGAACAGCGAGCAGAGGTGAAGTCGTATACCGCTGTCGATGACAACGGTGGGGGCGCTTCTGTGCCTGCATCACCTTCCGCACCGCCACCACTCGACCGCACAACGACGGCCCCACCGCCACCGTTCGAACCGCCGGCCGCCTGATGGACTTCGCCGAGTGGTTGAACGAGACTGCTCGGCTTCAGAAGAGCGCTTTCGGGATTGACTTCGATGAACTTCGAAGCGATCCCGAGGCGCTCGCTGATTACTTCCATTTGAACATCACGGGAGCATTCACTGAGGTCGCAGAGGTCGCAGAACTTATCCGATGGAAGCCATGGACAAATAAGCGTGGCATCCGACCAAACCCAGTGCACATCGCCATGGAAGTTGTGGACGTGATGCACTTCCTTGCCAACATTCTCGTAGCTGCAGACGCACCGGCTTCATTGCTTGAATACGAGTACCGTCGCAAGATTGAAGAGAATGAGAAACGCCAAGCCGAAGGCTACGAGCAAAGGATGCACAATGATTCGGACAGTTGATTGTCAAGGGCTTGGAGGTGGGATGACGTACGGCTTTGCCCGTGCTGGTCACACCTTCCTTCGCAAGGTTGAGCAACGCGGTGATTTCGGTTTCACGCAATGTGACGCCAATCGACATTTGATTGGTGACACGTGGGACTACTTCGCAGGTGATGAACCAGAATGGCCAGCAATCAAAGCAGACGTGGTGATGGGCAACCCGCCGTGTTCTGGTTTCTCAATGATGTCCGTTAGGGCAGGGTCCGGTGTGAGCCGTACCGACAAGCGTGGACCCAACGCTGCGATCAACTCATGCATGTGGGATCTTGTGAAATACGCAAGCAGATGTGAAGCTGAATTCGTAGTGATGGAATCAGTGCAGACCGCTGGTAAAGACTCAGCAAAGGGTGGACGCGTGTTGATGAGACAACTGCGTGACTACATGGTTGAGCTCACGGGCAAGCACTACGATCTCTATCATTGCTTCCACAATGGTGCAGCACTTGGCGCATCATCTGTGCGGCGACGGTATTTCATGGTGCTGTCTCGTCGACCATTCGGTGTCAACATCCCAAAGGTGCCAGCGGTACCATGGCTAACCGACGTGTTGGCTGACATCGACTTTGTTGACACGACGCAGGCAGGTTCATTGCCGTATACGAATCCGAGCACTTGGTGGTCACACGCCAAACGGAATGTCAACGACCAGTGCGATGGCAACACCACCTGGCTCGACTTGTGGCCAACGAACCACGGCAATCGGTTGCAAACGATCCTTGACGTTGGTTGGCCGGAGGGTGCGCAACTCACAGAGATCCTTGGCAAATACGTCAAGGATCATGATGGTGAGTGGCCAGACAGTGAGGTGTGGAATCTCAAGGCGCAGCAAGCGATCTATCATCGACCATTGAAGAAGGCTGTTGACTACGACGCAGTACAAGCTGGCACCATGACAGAGGAGGAGTACCTCACGAAATGGAAGGCGCAGGCATTGCCGAAGTCACGGCCTGTCACGTTCCAAGGTGGAGCGTACCAACCCAGACGTTGGCGATCACATCACGCTGGTCTAGTGTTGGCAGGCAACGGCATGACAGACATCATCCACCCGTGGGTTGATCGCACGCTCACGTATCGTGAATGCGCGAGGATCATGGGCTTTCCAGATTCATGGGATGTGAAACCGTACATGGAGAATCGTGGAGGCGGGGCAGTGTTCGGTAAGGGTGTGCTTGTGGAATCCGGTGAGTGGATTGGGCGCGCCGTTGCGGCAGCGTTCAACGACCAACCATTTGAGCATCAAGGCGAACTGGTTGGTGATGGTGAGTACGTCATCAACTTGTCGAACATCCATCGACCTATCTACAATGAGCGTACCGGTGAGAGGAACCCATGGCCAGAGTGAACAAACACATTTGCATTGTTGGTGCCGGTCTTACGGGTGCCACCATCGCGCATGAACTCGCAACCAAGTGGGGATGGGAGGTGGATCTGTACGACAGTCGAAGTCACGTCGCTGGCAACTGTCACACGTCACGCAACAAGCATGGCGTGCTCATTCACCGGTACGGTCCGCACATCTTTCACACCAACAACGATGACGTTGCGCAATTCATGCACCAGTTCGGCACTTGGTATCCGTACGAGCATCGAGTGAAGACGGTTTACGACGGTCACGTGTACTCGATGCCGATCAACTTGCAAACGATTTGCCAACTGTATGGCAAAGTGATGTCGGTGGAAGAAGCACGGCAAGTCGTCGCACGCGACATCATTTCGTATCCAGACCCGAGCAATCTCGAAGAGCACGCGCTCGCATCGGTCGGCACTCGTCTCTACGAGGCGTTCATTGAGGGATACACCACGAAGCAGTGGGGGCGTCATCCAGCGACCTTGCCGGCGTCAGTGATCAAGCGATTGCCAGTGCGATGGACGATGGATGATCGCTACTTCAGTGACAAGCATCAGATGATGCCGTTGTACGGGTACACTCGAATCGTGGAGAGCATGCTCGCTTCACATCGGAACATTCACACATGGTTGAACACGTCTGTCGTCGCTGACGACTTCGATGACGGTCTGGTTTGTTGGACGGGACCTGTCGACGCGTACTTCGGCTACAAGCACGGTCGTCTTGAGTACCGGACCCTTGACTTTCGACACAGGTCAAGTCCGAACTCTCAGGGTGCGCCAGTGATCAATTACGCGGAGGGGTCCACACCGTTCACGCGCACAACGGAGCACGCGTTGTTCCAACCCACTGAACAGCATGAAATATCAACAATCACTAGCGAGACCTCAAGGGCCGCAGAGCTTGGAGACACCCTGTATTACCCGGTGAGGCTCGCGGAGTCCTCAACGGTCATTGAGGCGTACGAGAAGGAGGCTAGGCAATCATCAACGATCTTCGCTGGGCGTCTAGGTACATATCGGTACCTGGACATGGCGCCTTGCGTAGAAGAAGCAATCCAAATCGCGAATCAGATCGGAACAACGACATCATGAAAGTCCTAGTTACAGCAAAGAACAACGCGGCGCTTCGCACAGAAACGAAACTCAGAAAGGTGAAGAACTCTGTCGCAGCGTACGTCAAAGCACTACGTGACATCGGTCATGAGGTGGATTGGCGTCGAGCAGAGATGGATGAAGATCCAACGAAGTACGACGTCATCATCGCCAACATGGTACCGCCCCTTTCAATGGTTGCCGACAGCGCGATGCCGATACTGAAACTGTTGGTGCGCGCCTCTGAACGAGGTGTGCCTTTCATCACCAGTGTGGATGACTACAAGACAACTGGCATCCCGCATCGGTACTACCGACTCAGTGTCAACCCAGGCTTGATCATTGGGAAGGACTTCCACGCTGGTCGACGAGGGTACGAGTGGGCGAGTGGGAACGTCTCAGAGTTTGTGGATACCTGCTACAAGTTCTCTCAACTCAAGCCCACCACGATCGCTTGTGCGTTTGGATTCGGTAGTGACACAGGCTGTGAACGATTGCGTGAACGACTGGGCATGAATGGTGACGTTGTGTTCCTTGATCCGACGTCGTACATTCATCACGAGTACCTTCCACAGCCAAGCTATTTGCGTGAACGAATCTGGTCGATGTCAGCGTTGGCTTGGCACGGTAAGATCTTGTCGAAATATGAGTGGGGGTGGCCTGGCGAGTACTTCACCAGTGCTCGTCAAACCGCCATTGAACGAGCACCTGGACCGGCAGCGTTCGTGCCGAAGAAGCCGATCACACAACCAGAGATCATCAAGCGATACGGTCAAGTGTGGGGCGCGCCGTTGATTCCGTACTCTCAGACACGTGACTCTGGCTGGTGGCGTGATCGTTGGTTCACTGTCCCACGGTCCGGCGCCGTGCTTTGGGCGGACCCTGCAGATTGCACAAGACTCATCAATTTCAAGCGGAGCCCGGCAGAGATTGAGGCACTCACCGATGCGCAACTCATCCAGTTGTCAGCCCTTCAACGAGAAGAGATTGATGATTGGATTTGGTCCCGTGAATGCTTGCAACATCGTCTTGATGAGCTGTTGATCAAGGCTTGTGACAAGTGATATTGTGGACAGCCTACCTGCTGAATCGAGGAGTCACGTGACGGACTGGGGACCGATTGGTCATGACGTGTACGAACGAACATACGCAAGAACGAAGAAGGATGGAACGAAGGAACAGTGGGAAGAGACGGTGGAACGAGTCGTCAGAGGAAACACGTCGTTAGTGCCCGGCGTCGGTGAGGATGAGATCGAAGACTTGTTCAACCTCATCAAGGATTTCAAGTTGATGCCAGCGGGCAGACACTTGTGGGTGTCCGGCATACCAGGGCGACAGTTCTTGTTCAACTGTCACCGGGCCGGCTTCACGAAGCACGTGAGCGATCACGTCATGTTCACATTCAATGAGTTGATGAAAGGCGGTGGGGTCGGTGCCAACTACTCTGCTGAGTACGTCAAACGTCAAGCGCCAATCAAGCAAGCCGTGGACGTGTACATCACTTGCGATTCAAGCCATCCTGACTACGACGAAATAGAAGTCAACAGCGCAGACGGCATTCCGGAGGGTACCGTTGTTGTCGCGGTCGCTGACTCTCGTGAGGGATGGACGAGCGCGTTAGGGATGCTCACGGATCGATCAGAGTTCGGTACGCCGCGCATGGTGTTCGACATGTCGAAAGTTCGATCACGTGGAAGCATCATCCATGGATTTGGTGGTACCGCAAGTGGACCGGGCCCATTGGCAAAGATGTTGCGAGCTGTCAATGGTGTGTTGAACGCCGCGACGGGTGGTCAACTCACTGGGATAGACATGATGAATCTCGACCATGAGATCGCAACATGTGTGATCGCTGGCAACGTCAGACGATCAGCTCGCATGTCGATGATGCATTGGAAGGACCCAGCNATTTGGGAATTCGTTCGATGCAAGAGTCACAACGGTGATCACTGGTCCACGAACATNTCTGTTGAAGTCGATGACGAGTTCATTGAGGATCTCAAAGATGAGAACAGCGTCGCAGCCGCTTTGTTCGATGAAGTCACACAACGAATGCTTGACAATGGTGAACCTGGTTTCTTCAATTCATCCAACGCGAGCATCGATGAGATCAACGATGTTCGTTGCACCAATCCATGCGGTGAGATCGCGTTGGAAGAGTGGGAGAATTGCAATCTGGGTCACATCAATTTGGCGACGTTCAATGATCGAAACAAGTTGCATCACGCTGCACGACTGATGACACGATTTCTCATCCGTGCCACGTTCAGTGACATCGGTGATCCTCGTCAACGAGCAGTTGTGGATCGGAACCGTCGCATAGGGGTGGGGGTGTACGGCTATCAAGAGTGGGTGGCGAATCAGTTCGGCATTGGATGGTCTGTTGGTTCAACGTCAGCACAAGTGAGATGGAACCTGGAGCAGTTGTACGGTGTCATTCGTGAGGAGGCACATCGCTATGCGTTTGAGCTACGCATTCCAGCGCCAATCAAGTGCACCACGGTGGCACCCACAGGCACAGTGGCGAAACTGTCTGGGCATTCTGAAGGCATGCAACCGATCTATTCGAGGTTCTATCGTCGCCGTGTCAGATACGCAGCGGATGATCCGCAATTGAATGGTGTGGATGACGCGTTGCTCGAGTCGGACATCGTCTCTGCTGGCACTACGATTCGATCGTTCTTCTGCCGGGACGTGATCCTTGATCGGGTTGAGGCGGAACACCTCATTGAACAACAGGATGAGATCTCATTGCACGATCTGTTCAATGCGCAAGTGATGATGCAACAGTCGTGGTCTGACAACGCAATCAGTTTCACAGCAAACGTTCCGATCACAACCAACGTGAATGATCTTCGTAGTGCACTACGTTTCGCACTACCTCATCTGAAAGGTACGACTGTCAACCCTGACGGCGCGTGGGAGCAAGCGCCATACGAGCGCATCACGCAGTCAGAGTATTTGGCGCACCACGGCGTCACCGCTCAACCGGATGTGGAATGCCTCAATGGATGTCCAATCAAATAATTTGATGAATTACTGGACAACATCATGAAAGTGTAGTTAGATCGACACATCAACCAACGGAATAGGAACTAGGAACATGAAGAACAACCTTCCAGTCAGGACCGTCACAGTCCTCAACACGCAGGCCAGAGGGATCAGGGTTCACCATCCACTGTGCCGCGACATTCAGAGGGAACGTCGGCAAGGACTCAATGGCAGTTGGACGATTGAAATCGCCGCTGGTGCCGATCTTCAGCAGACCGTCAACGAGGACGTGCTTGGAGATTTCGCTGGCGATGAGGGAATCACCGTCGCAGAGTACATCGACAGATTCGGCTCTGAAGTCGACTTCCTTCCTTGCTGCGACAAGTACTGACCAAATCGATGAGGCGGGGTCGTTCCGACGGCCCCGCTGGAAAGATTTCACCTTTCGACTGGACAACAGTATGAAAGTGTAGTTGAATCAATCTATCAATCAACGGAACAGGAACCAGGAACAATGAAGACCATCCAAGAAATCACAGACCAAATCGCCGCCAAGGTAGGCCTTCCAGCAGGTGGAACCCTCCGGACCGCAGAGCGAGTCGTCACAGAGACCGTCAATGAAGACGGCACGACCTACGTTTCCTTGATGGAAGTCCCGTGGGTCGAAAGCAAAGGCGCTGACTGGTTCGAATGGATCGAAGTCACCCCTGAAGACTGGGCAATCCTCGGTGATGCAGAGCAGGCCCGCCGATGAGCACACCAAAGATCACCTTCCACAAGAGCGAATTCTGCACCCCAGACTTCCGCCGGTACGAGGTACTAGCCGACGGCAAGTCGATCGGCTGGACGTGCAGAGACGTGGACATGAAGTGGAGCGTCCACTTCCGCCGGTACGACGACACGATCGGCGTAGGCTTCGATCAGGACACTCGCAGCGATGCCGCCAGTAGCATCTGCATCAATGCCATCCACTTCTACGATTACGGTTTGGAGGTGGTGTGATGGCTACCACGCGATTCAGCAAGTCAGTCGCTACCAGATGGTGTGCTGAGGCGGAGGTCCAGCTCGACGGTCCAATGGTCGACATCATTGACACCCTTCGTGAGCGTCTCGTTGAGGGACGGGAGTACTACGACCCGCAGTACCTCGACCAGATGGCGGATCGGATGGCGAGCATGATCGCCACCACACCACTCACAGAGGCACCAGTCAACAATGAGTCTGATGCCGAGTACCTCGCTCGACGAATGAGTCGGATGTCCGGCTACGAAGTAGACTGTGACTGTGGTGAGCGGATGGAGGAATGCTCGCCGTATCACTTCATCTGCCGCCACCCAGAGAACCATCCCGGCAACAAGTCGAGTGGCCCTGGCAAGATGGCATACACTCGAGAAGACAAAGAGCGTTGGAGGAAGATCAAATGAGTGCAAATGCATGGTACAACTCAACGATCCTTTCGGTCGTGATGGCGATCGCCGCAGTCGGATTACTGAACGCGTCAGCATGGTGGATCGCTGGTGCGTTGCTATACGCCACCGTCGTGATCACGGTCATCGATGGAGAGGACATGTGGTGATGCCGTTCAAGTTCACGACACGACGGTACGCCGATGCCGACGACAAGGTTGGTCGCAAAGTTCGGACCGGCACGATCTTTGCCAACACGAAAGCAGAGGCGCAACGGATCGTCAACAAGTGCGACAGCGACATCAACAAGAACGCTCAAGTTCGCTACCAGACGATGGTGGAATGATGCCGTGGCACAAGCACAGCAAGTGCAAAGACATCCCGGACAGCGACGTGATCTTCTTCACGATGGTGACACGACGTCAACACGTTCGACGGGTGCGGGAACAGATTTGCAAGACGTGCCCGGTTCGTGTCCAGTGCTTGAATGAAGCGATCCGCAACAATGAGGGACTCAGATCTTCGATGCCAGGCGGCATTTGGGCGGGCGCGTCACCAGCGACACTCAGACAGTTGACTGGCAGAACGAAGCGGGGTACGCGTCTTCTCATCTGTGCCCGTGAAGGGTGCAACACGCAACTGAATCCGATGAAGGCTGTTGACGCAGAGTCATGGTATTGCGAGCGTCATCAGAAATGATTGGACAGACATCATGAAGCTTGGTTAAATCGACTCATCAACCAAGAACAAGGAACCAGGAACATGGAAACACGTTACGTAATCGAGCTCGACCTCTACGGAGACGAGCCAATCGAATGGGCCGCCACCTACGGCTGCTCCGCTCGGAAGATCAGCCAGTTCGACGTCTACGTCATTTCCGGGACATTCGGCCAAGTCGCCGCTCTGATGCACGAGTACTTCGTTGAGCAGGCCGGCGCTGACCTCACTGAACTGTTGGAGCACATGGCGATGATCCAGAAAGTGACGGTCGTCTGATGGCCTACGCTCCCCTACGTGACCTACCAAGGAAATGGTGATGAAGTATGATCAACCAGCTGCCGAACAGAGGCGCCGCCCTGATCGAGATCATGGCGTGCCGTGCCAACGATGCCGTCGACGACTCACCTTTGAGCACGACGCAATCTGCTCCAGATGTTGGGATGAACAACAGTCTGTAGAATAATTTCAACAAATTGTTGGACAAACACTTCAGTGTTTGGTTTAATCAACACATCAACCAACCAGAAGGAACCAGGAACATGAAGAACGAAGCAACCATCCGGACCCTCGAGAAGATGGTAAAGCAGAGCAACCAGGCTCGGGAAGACATCGCAGTCGCAGTCGCAGGTGGTCGGGTCAGCGACCTTTGGTCACAGACCACCAACTTCGTCGCAATGGCAATCGGTGAACGTGCTGAGAAACTTCTCAACGTCATCGAGCGCATTGAACCAGCCAAGGTCGACGACATGCTGAATGAGCAGATGGAACGCCTCACTGAAGACATCCTCGACGGCTACATCACCCACCAGTCCACCAACCAATTGTCGAATGCTTTCGGTGATTGCGAACTTCAAGCAGCTCGCCAGTTCCGGGCATCAATCATGGGTGTCATGAAGTACGACGCCAGCTGCTAATCGAGTACCGCCGCCGACGGGAAACAATGGGAGTTCGACTCTCCCGGGTGGCACGATCAACCAACAGAAAGAAGGAATCATGCAAGAAGCATTTGAGAACATCAGCGTCACGGAGCGTACCATGCCGTGGGGTCGGATAGGAACGGTCTTCAACGACAAGAACCGCCCGCAGTCCGCAACGGAAGCTTGCGAGCTGGCCGGTCTCGACTGGGGGCGTGGAGCTCGTCAAGAGCGGGTACCAGAGTGGNACCAGCTGGAGGGTCAACCCTGGCAACTTCACCACGGTCCGCACAGACACCGGCGTGCCGTTGGGTACCGTCAAGTCGAGGTACCAGCCATTCCAGAATGACGCCGCTTTCCAACTCTGCGACGAGATCGCCCACCACGGCGGAACCTTTGAAGCAGCGTGGGAACACAACGGTGGCAAAGAGGTCGGCATCACGATGAGGTTCGGTGAAGACCTTCTCATCGGCGGTGAAGATCCAGTCGGGACCTACCTGTTGTTCCGCAACAGTCACGATGGCAGCACCTCAATTGGTGGTGTGATCTCGATGATCCAACTGGGTTGCCTCAACCAAACAGCGAGCGTGTTTCGCAAAGCGAGCAACCGCTTCAGCTTCGTCCACAGCAAGAACGCCTCTGGCCGTATCCAAGCAGCTCGTGAAGCGTTGGATATCACCCTGGCTTACCAAGAGACGTACCAGAAGGAAATGGAGCAACTGCTCAACCGCAGTGTCGTGGAGAAGCAAGCCAACGGTATCCTTGATGGCGTCCTCACCAAATTGCACGTCAGTGAGAAGGTGCGTGATCGTGACATCGAAGCGATCAACTCNCTTCGTCAGAACAGCACCACCATCAATGATGACGTTCGCAACACGGCGTACGGTTTCGAAGCGGCAGTGACGGAGTACTTCGATCACTACCGCAACTACCGCACGGAAGCTTCAGCGTACATCTCAACAACTCGTGGGATTGGCGCTAGAGTCAGGAACGCTGTTCACCACGAGCTGGTGCTGGCTTGATCTGTAGGGCCGCGACGGTAGGGTTGGGGCGTAAACCCTACCGTCTGATGATTGGAGGGCTGTAATGGCTTCGTATGAATCACTCGATGATTGGATCGCAACGATGTACGCCCTGTGCGAGAAGCACGACGTCAACACTTCGAATTTCTCAAGTAGTCTTGTGCCGGTTTGGGCAGAGGTGTTCAATGGTTGGGATGTTGGTGAACCATCTGATGAGTTGATCCGCGGGATCTTCATCGGAGTCGGTTGTTTGGCCAACGCTTTGGAGTCGCCGCAAGCGGGCCGCTTCGCATCTGTAATGTTGATGTCACTGATCTCGTTTGACGTGAACGGTGTCAGCGCTTTGGTCGACGAAATCAATGAGGTGTTCGATGATTGAGATCGTCAAGATTGCAAAGCAACACGCCGACAAGTACGGTTGGCAAGTGTTCCCAGTGAACGGCAAGGCGCCAGCGGCGAAAGGAATTGATTGGCGTCGGTTGGCGAACAAGTGGGAGCATCCTGCGTGGGAGAACGCGACAGGCTACGGTGTGATCCTTCTGGACATGACAGTGGTGGACATCGACAACATTCAAGAAGCGAACAAGTTGCACCTCCCACCAACTGACACGTTGGCGGTGAAGACGCGCAAGGGCATCCACTTGTATTTCCTGAATGGTTGGACGAAGGGCGCGAAGATCAAGTCTGGTGCGACCCACGTGATCGACATCAAGACTGATGGCGGCTACGTGGTTGGTCCTGGCTCGTATTTCCATGACGGCAGCGGCCAGTACGAAGTGATCCATGACTCAATGATCTCTGCGTTGACAAACGAGTGGGTGGACTTCATTGAGAAGCACACGGCAACTCGTTTGGTTGATGAAGCGAGAGCCCTGTACACGTCTGAAACGATGGCGGAGGGTGGTCGGAACGACTACCTCACCTCATACGCAGGCTATCTCAGGGCTGGGAACGCCTCTGAGGACGAGGTGCGTGAGGCGTTGGTAATCAGGAACCGGAATGCTTGCACGCCGCCTCTGGGTGACTCAGAGCTTGAGGTGATCATCCAGTCTTCAATGAGTTTCGCTCCAAACCCGTCACTTGTGGCGATGCGTGAGTACCGGGAGCGAATGAAGAACGCGATGCCGGACATGTTCGTGAAGGTTCGGGACCTGATCAATGAGCCAGTGCCGAAGCCGATGATCACGAACTTGTTTCCTGCTGGCGGCTTGAACGTGTTGTACGGTGCGCCTGGCACGTACAAGTCGTTCATCGCATTGGATTGGGCGACCTCCTTGGCTGATAATCGTCCGTTGGCATCGTTGTTGACAAGCAACAGTGATCGTTGGCAACCGTTGGAAGCTCACGACGTGTTGTACGTCGCTGCGGAGGGTGTTGGTGGTATGGGCAAGCGTGCGTTGGCGATGGGCCTGCGTGACACGAACCTGACAGTGTACAAGACGTCTGTGAACCTCCTTGATGTGGAAGCGGATGGCGCCGTTGACTTGTTCCTTGAACAAGTGATCGAGCAGGGCTTCAAGGTGATCTTCTTTGACACGTTGAGGAAGGTGATGCCGGGTGGTGACGAGAACAAGGTGCAGGACGTTGGTCCGATGTTGTCAATGCTCGGTGACTGGTCGACGTTGCATGGGATCACGTCTGTGTTGATCCATCACTCGAACCGTGCCGATGGTGGCAGTTATCGTGGCAGCTCCGCGATCGAGGGTGACTGCGACAACATGTGGAGGGTGAAGAAGACCAGTGAGCTCGCAGCGACGATCTCAACGCACAAGTTCAAGGACGCGGAGCCGATCGAGGTGAACGTGTTGCTTGAGTCATGCGTGGTGCATCCACCGCACGACGAGGAGCCCTCAACTAGTTTGAGAGTCGTCGGCTACGCAAATCCGGATGATCCGGTGCGAGGTGACGGCACGGAGTCTGTGGACCCTGCGGAGCCTCTGCGAACGCGTATCGCGGAGTTGGAGGCGGACGTGGCGGGGTACAAGCTGAGCAACGCGAATCAAGACGATTTCACAGAGTTCGTGTACAAGGTCAACGCCTCGATTGATCCCACGATTTCGAAGCGTGAAAGAGCTGGGATCATCTGCCGAACGGCAGCATTTGTGACTGGTTTAGACGCCGACGAGGTGCCTGGGTACGGCTTCGAACGGGTACGGAAACGGATGAGAGCGATGGGCCTGTGACCCTCGGAGGGAATGGACTGGGTATGGGTATGAGCATGCTATATACCTTAGGTATAGCAGCATGCGCATACCCTGTACCCAGTTCTTCACGGGGTGCGGCTGTAGTGTACCCACAAGAGAGGGAGGGGTAGTGAGCTCTTCAAGAGGTGGTGCTGATTTCAAGAGGCGGGGTAGGCGTACGTTCTGTCATGTGTGCGGGACACTGGTGCCTGTGGGTGAGTACAGATGCAAGGTGTGTGCGATCAAGAAGAACAAACGACGAAAGATTCCTCGCGCAATCAGAGCACAAGTGTACGCTCGTGGAGTGTGCGCTCTGTGTG